GGCCGCCGCGCCGCATCAGGGTAAGTGAGGGCGCGCGGGTGATGCAGGTGGCCAATGCCGCTGGCGCCGCCGGTGTATGGGATCCGGACACCACGCCCTACATGGTCGAGCCGCTGGACACGACCGGCAGCCGCCACTACGAGGCGGTGGTGTTCGTCGGGCCAGCGCGGTCGGGCAAGACCATCTCGCTGATCGATGCGCGCCTGGCCTACCTGATCACCTGCAACCCGGCTGACGCCATGGTTGTGCAGATGTCCAAGGATGCGGCCGAGGACTACAGCAAAACCCGTATCGCCCGCAGTATCGCCGCAACCCCGGAACTGAAGTCCCGGCTGAGCCCGCGAGCCCATGACGACAACATCCTGCTGAAGTTCTTCCGGTCGGGAATGTCGCTGCGCATGGGCTGGCCGTCGGTATCGGTGCTGTCGGGCAAGGACATCCACGACGTCCTGATGACGGACGTGGACAACTACACCGGTGACCTGACGATCGATGAATGCTTCGGCCTGGGCCTGAAGCGCACGCAGACCTACATGTCCGCCGGCATGGTGGTGGCCGAGTCCAGCCCAGCAACGGACTACGCAGACGGCGCATGGAAGCCCCTGCACCCGCACCAAGGTCCGCCGGCTGCCGGCATCGCCGCGCTCTATGCGCGCGGAGATCGGCGCCGCTGGTACTGGCCGTGCCCGGAGTGCGGAGAGCGGTTTCAGGCAGCGCCTGGCTATGACGGATTCGCGTTGCCACCGATGGAGGAACTGCTCGAGCGGGTGGTCCTGGACGACGTGCAGAAGATGGCGCGGCACTACTCCCTGCTGCATTGCCCGCACTGCGGTGTAGGCCTGCAGCACCGGTGGAAGGATGGGATGAACCGCAGCGGCGTGTGGGCTGCGGAGGGCCAGGTCGTGCACGCCGACGGAACGGTCACTGGCGAGAGGCCGGAGGCGCGCATCGCCAGCTACTGGCTGGGCGGTGTTGCCGCGTCCTTCCAGTCCTGGGAATCGCTGGTCGAGCGCTACCTCCAGGCCCTGCGTACCTTCGCCACCACCGGCGAAGAGAGGCCGCTGAAGACAACTCACAACGTGGACGGCGCGATCAACTACGTGCCGATGGCAGCACGGTCGGCCAGCGATCCGAACGAGATGCAGGAGCGCGCCGAGGTTTGGCCGGCTGGAACAGTGCCTGCTGGTGTCCGGTTCCTGCTGGGGGAGGTCGACGTTCAGGCCAACCGCTTCGTCGTGCTGGTGCTGGGCTTCGGCATCGGCGAATCCGGGCAGCTTGAGCGCTGGGTGGTGGATTCCTTCACCCTGCGCACGTCCAAGCGCGAAGACGGATCCGGCGGCTTCCTGCCGCTGGACCCACCGAAGTACCTAGAAGACTGGGAGCGCCTGGTCGAGAAGGTCATCTGCCGCCGCTACACGCTGGACGACGCCACCGGCCGCAGCATGCCGGTCCACGCCGTTGGCATCGACTGGGGTGGCAAGTCGGGTACCTCGGTGCGCGCGCTGGAGTTCTGGCGTTCGCTCAAGGCCCGGAAGCTGCACGCCAGGGTCAGGCTGATCAAGGGCGATGCGCGCCGCGAGGGTGGGCTGTTCCGCGAGACCTTCCCGGACAGCAGCAAGCGCCGGGACCGGAAATCGGGGTCGAAGGGCGATGTGCCGCAGCTGCTGCTCAACGTCGATCGCCTGAAGGACACCGTAGACGCCAACGTGAAGCGGGCCGAGCCTGGCCCGGGCTATTACCACTTCCCCGACTGGCTGCCGGAAGCCTTCTATGCCGAGCTGACAGCGGAATCGCGGACGGCAAAGGGCTGGGAGAACCTGGCAAAGCGGCGCAATGAAGCGTTC